CTAGTATACAGTTATTTCAATAAAATAAAAAAATTTTTTTTATTTATTTTTAAAAGTGGTTACAATTGGTACAAAAGTTATTATTGTTGTATACCAACACTTATTCGCTCAAAATTGTATCTTTTACTTGGATACAATTGGATACAAAAGATACAATTTTAAAATGAGCATTGATTATCAAGGCTTATTTAAGCAAAAGTTCAATTATCGGACTAAAAGGGGAACATCAAAAAGCTAGCAATACCAACAACTTAAGGGACGCGCGCACATGATTCACTCTTTTATTTTTTTATTTTATAGTAGGGAGGGTATACAGTACTATGTTCAGAAAAAAATCTAAATATAAACATGTCAGAATCAATAAAAAGAAGTACTACTTCCACAAAATCTTCTGGGTTGATATCACGGCTGATGGAGGACACGCTACTAGAGAAGAGTTTGATAAGTTTGAATGCTCCACGATGGTCTCATTTGCGTACATCTACAAGAAGAACAAAAAGTTTATATGGACGTTTGCAAGTTATGATGAAAAAGATGAAGTATTTTCTGATAGAAATGTTTTCCCGGTTGGTTGTATTACTAAGATTGAGAAGCTGAATGTCTAGCATTGACTGGTTAAGTCAGGAGAAGTATAACCGAATAAAGGAGAAATAAATGTTTTTAACTTGGCATTTACTAGCTATTTGCGTAGTTATTTTAATAGCATTTGGAATTGGTTTTAGTGTGGCTAAAATTTTAAGCGATCAAAAAAATAATTAAGATGTGGAATCCTGATCGTCTGTTTGCTGTTCTGATGTTTGTGACTCTTCTGTTTTGTCTTTACTTTTCATCTTTAATTCCTCAGTAGATTTCAAGAGATTTTTAGCTTCCAATAATTTCTCATTCTTTTCCTTGATTATTTTCATTCGATCATAAAGCTGATCGAGATTCATGTCATCAATCTTCCCATGTCGAATAATCTTTTGATCTATATAAAAGCCGGCTACCTTACCTCTAGCAATTTCAGTTGTAGCTGCCGCAGCTAGGTTTCTATTATCTTTTTTACCCCTATCTCTAATATTTCCCAGCTCCTCTAAATGACTCTCATAACTTATGCCATATTTCTGCCTTACTTCATCTCTGAGGTTGCTGATGTGGGCACAAACCAGTGGAGACTTATTTGGATCAAGAAGCCTTGAGCTTTCGAAGTGCCAGTCAGCATAGCCTGCGCGTCTTGCTGCTTCTGTTTTGGTTATGGGTATTCCTTCCTCTCCATAAACTATGAGCTGAGCAAACTTTATTTGTTTTGGTGTTAATTGTTTAGCTGGTCCTGGCATAATCTTGACAATATATAATAGTTATTTTATAAGTGCAATAGAATGGCTATCACAGGAAAGATCTTACAGCACGTTGTTAAAAAGTTTATGAAAGCTGAAGTTGCGCAGAACGCTCGGGTTCAGATCGAATTACCGAACGGCGAGATGTACGACATGACTGATATTTTATTGCTTGAAAATCAAATTTTAGGTGATAATGAAACACACAGAATAGTTTTTCGATGTAAAAAATCTCCTTACAATATAGGGAAAATTATCGGTAAATTATAAAGGCTATTGGGCATGGTTAGACCTGTCATTAGTGAACGACAACTTTGGAAAAAATTAAAAAATGAAACTACCTCAATATCATGGACCAGGCTGGAAAACTGGGCTTTATTTGGCACTCCTGATCTATTGGGCTATACTTCTAATGGCACCTTTTTTACCGTAGAATTAAAAAAGACCTCGCCCAAAAATGCCCAATTTGTACGGTTCTCCCCGCACCAAATTTCTTTTCATATTAAGCATAAAAAAAATACTTTTATCCTTGTTGCCTGTTCCCCGGAACAAGGGCTTGTGCGCTTGTACCCTGGCTCCCGGATCTTGGAGCTTGTGGACTTGGGGATTTCTCGGGCGGGCCCACCCTTAGCTTGCGGCCTCGAGTCTTGCGTCTCTGTGCTTGAGAGCTTGTGAGCTTGTCGACTTCCTTCCACCCGCCTGGCGGGGCGTTTTCTTTATTTATTTTTTTGATTAGTTTTTTTAGATTCATTTAGTGTATTTTATATTGAACTTCTTTAACATCTTTTGACCAGCACGCGCGACAGCTTCCGCACTGGTTGCCCTGTTTGGGCGCCGGGCATATGTGACCGGCTCTAGGCTTCGTCACTACCGTGGACCAATGGGACCAGGCTTTACCGGGCTTGGTGTCGTTTTTTGCATTCGATAATCTTATTATTATATTTTTAGGAATAGTAGAACCCGGAAGCGGTAAAAATTGACGCTCTTGAGTCGGTAGCCAGTGCATCGTATCAGGTGTTAAATCACACACTTGAAAAATTTTTTTAAGATGGTCCACGCTTTGAATGTCTCCTGAGTCATGCCACCTGAAAAATTTTTTTCCTTTAACTAGTACAGCCATGGCCTCGATCCATTGCGGGTGTGTAATTGATTCCAGGCGCCTGCTTAAGGCGTCTTTAACATTTGGAAAATTGTATCTACCTTTAAATGCATAACATTTATAACACGGCGTGCCAGGGATCAGGCGCAATTTTGCGCCTGTAATACAAGCGCGGGCCGGTAGGTTATAAGAACCCTCGGGCATTTTACCTGGTTTACTCAGGCCTCCGGTTATTTTACTTGCTTCTTTTTTAAGCATTTTAAAAATCTTTCTACTTTCTTTATATATGTTTTTTTTAGATCTTTGTGATTAGTAATAAAATAATCTAATAAATAATATTTCTTTTTCATAATCTTATAATATCCCAGGCCCCTGAAGCTGTCAACATAAAAAATTTTTATTTTATCAGGGAGGGCCCACCCGCTTGAGAGCTTGGGAGCTTGTAGCCTTATTGATATTTTTATTTTTTTTTAGAAGTGGTCAAGCTGAAAGCAAAGGTTCTGTATAGATTTACAGTTGCATTCAGCTAGCTAACCATTTCAACTTGACCCCGGATCACTGGACGTTGATCAACATATTACGTTAGTAAATTAACCAATGATCCGGGCTCAAGTTTAATTAAACCAATATAGTATTGCTAAAAAAACAACGCCCATTATTGGATAAAACCATAAACTATCTACTATCATTTGTTCCTTTTTTTGTTATTTAACTCCCATTGACAATCATCATTATAAAATACATTGGGATATTTTTCTCTAACTTGTATTTCTTCACACTCAAAACAAACATAAGCATTATCAGTAATATTATCGCAACCCTGAGTACAATCTTTATTTGGTTTAACGTGCTTTAATAGATTAATTGTTAGCATCATTTTTACCTTTGTTAAATGATGGTGTTAATTGGTCACTTAACCATTGCTCACGATCTTTTTTTCTATCGTGCATTTGGTACACAATAAAAGTAAAAAAGATTGCAACGTAAAAAGCTAAACCAATCCATAATACTAAGTTATAATTCATACCTACCTTTTATTTTGCGATCTAGCGGTTTCTTATGATGACCGCTAGACCTAATTGAAGATTGAACATAATAAATCTTAAACATAACTTATCTTACATTATATAGGATACTTGTCAAAATATTTATTTTCTTAACTCGCGTATAAAGTGATTGACTTAACCCATAAAATCCTATACACTTGGCAGGTGGCTGGGGTTGGTGCAGGGTATATAGTAAATGTATTCAACCACAGGTTGAGCGGGTGGGCCCACCCTAAAAAAAAGAAATTTTTCTTAACTATTGACAGCTAATTAAATATCCCTTAAAATCCTAGATATGTTTAATAATAATGAAAGGGATAATATGAACGATCTAAAAATAGACATCATTAAAAAAGTAATGATGTTAGATACAAAAAAAGAACTGTCTAAAATTAAGTTAGATGTTTCTGACGCAATCAGTAGAGAGTGCGATAGTGAAGACCAAGACCAAGCGGAGTTTGCTAAATGGAAAGCAGAAAGAAATGGTGCTAATGTTAGATAAAGGAATATTTTACATTAAATACTATGCTAAAAAACATAACAAGATCATTGAACGTCAAGCTACGTTGAATGATGATTGTTATGAGGGCGTACATAAGGTGTTTGGCTATCCATACAAAAAATACTTTGATATGGAAGTAGATGGAATTAGATGTGCGTCTAAAAAATGGGAGATTAATAACGTAAGAACTTTATAGAATAACTTATATCCCATAAGTTAAACATAACAAGGCGGAGCAATCCGCCTTGTTTTTTATCTATTGACATCTAGTTAAATATCCCTTAAAATCCTAGGTATGTTTAATAATAATGAAAGGGATAAAATGATAGACGTAAACAATGTGGAGTATATGTGGTTTTGGGATAACGATCATAGAAAAAGTAATTCTATTTTTGTTAGTCCAAAAAATCCGCCTTCACTAGAGGGCGAAAATAACTTCGTCGTTGAAAAATCTAGCGACCTAACAAAGTTAATAAAAAGCAAGGGCGTTCGGTTTTATACTTGTGATGATGATTATAAAGACGGGGATGACTTTCGTTATGGTTATTTTTACCCACCTAAAAAGTTAGACTTTGATCCAATGGATCAAATGGAGGGGGATGGGCATTGTCATATGTTTTATAAAGAAGAGGGGAGATATAAAGCATTATAATCCCTAATCCTGGTCCCCGATACGGGGACCAGGTGTCAATCACTTAATAAGTGAACACGTAATAAGTGAACACGCACAGGTTGTATTCAACTACAGGTTGAGCGGGCGGGCCCACCCCTATTCCACCCCCCCCTCCCAAAATCCCGGGCCCGGGCGGGGCCCGGGCCCGGAATTTATTTTCCTTAACTATTGACCCCTAAATTATTCTCCCTTAAAATCCCAGGTATGTATAACAATAACAAAAGGGATAATATGAAAACAATTAAATACAATAACAAAACAATCAAGCTACCATTTGCCGATGCAGATTATAGTGACAAACCATTGGAAAAAATTTCAGTTGCTAATCCATTTAGCGGTGAAAGTATTTTGTTGCCTAGATTTGCTGTTGCAGTTTATGATGTAACAATGGGGTCAAATCATTTAGCTGAGATGTATGATCAAAAGAATGGCATAGGTACAGCACCACAATGGGACACAGTTCGTAAAGGTTTGGATTGGTTTCGTAGATACTTTGCTAAAGAGTATATGGTGTTATTAGATTAGTTAAACATAATCCCTAACCCCGGCCCCTGTTACAGGGGCCATCGGGGCGGGCCCACCCTGGATCGATAGAGGTACCAGGTTCGGGGACGCATAGAATGATATTGGGAGGGCCCACCCCCCTAAAACAAAAAAAAGGGGTCCCAACTTTACCCTTTATTGCTTAATTCAGACACTCATGGTAATACTTTTATAAACGATGATTCCTATAACCGACGACATAAATTTTATAAAAAAATTACCACTAGACGAGCAAAAAGAATATTTAAAAGCGTATCTCAAGGCTGATCAACTAAAACTCAAAAGCAAATGTACTGCAGATTTTTTGGAATTTATTCAATTTATCTGGCCTGAGTTTATAGGTGGTTATCATCATAAAATTATTGCTGAAAAATTTAACAAGATCGCTTCTGGTGAAAATAAAAGATTAATCGTGAATATGCCACCACGGCATACAAAATCAGAATTTGCATCAAACTATCTACCCGCTTGGATGATTGGAAAGAATCCAAAATTAAAAATTATTCAAGCTACTCACACAGCGGAATTAGCAGTACGGTTTGGAAGAAAAGCCAAGCACGTTATTGATTCCCCTGAATATCAGGAAATTTTTGAAACTTCGCTGCAAGAAGACTCAAAGGCAGCGGGTCGCTGGGAAACAGCGCAAGGAGGTGAGTACTTTGCAGTAGGGGTAGGAGGTGCCATGACAGGAAGAGGAGCTGACCTTTTGATCATTGATGATCCCCATAAAGAAAAGGATCTATTAGGCAAAGACTCCTTCGAAAAAGCCTACGAGTGGTATACCTCCGGACCCCGTCAACGTTTACAACCAGGCGGCCGAATCGTTTTAGTTATGACCCGTTGGTCAACGAACGATCTTACCGGTCAATTGCTCAAGTCTCAGGGAGATGTCAAAGGAGATCAATGGGACGTTGTAGAATTTCCAGCTATTTTACCTAACGGAAAACCTGTATGGCCTGAATATTGGAATCGTGAAGAATTAGAAACAGTTAAAGCTTCTATTAGCATTGGAAAATGGAATGCTCAGTATATGCAAACTCCAACTGCTGAAGAAGGAGCCATTATTAAAAGAGAATGGTGGCAAGATTGGCCTCACGATAAGCCTCCTCGATTAAAATTTATTATTCAATCTTATGACACTGCTTTTTTAAAAAAAGAAACGGCGGATTATTCTGCTATTACCACTTGGGGGGTTTTTGATAAAGAAGGAGATGGTCAACATGTTATTCTACTTGATGCTTTTAAAGGTCGATATGAATTCCCTGAACTTCGACGCCTGGCTCATCAAGAATACTTGGACTGGAATCCTGATATTGTTATCATCGAGGCCAAGGCATCAGGGATCCCTTTGATTCACGAGCTTCGTCAAAAAGATATTCCCGTTCAAGACTATACACCGTCCCGAGGAAATGATAAGCATGTAAGAATGAATTCGATTGCTCATCTTTTTGAGCAGGGAAGAGTGTGGGCTCCAAAACATAAAGTTTTTGCCCAAGAAGTAATTGAAGAATGTGCAGCTTTTCCGCATGGTGATAATGATGACTATGTGGATTCTATGACTCAGGCGGTTATGCGTTTAAGAAAAGGATATTTCATAACGCACCCTGAAGATTATAAGGACGAAAAAATTGAGAGGAGTAATTTAAGTTATTATGGCTAGTTTATTTACACTTAGATCTTTGATGGCTCTGGCAACTAAAATTGGAGCGAAACCAAATAAATTTATGGGAACGAAAAATAATATTAGTTTTTTAGGAAAAGGACCCACTAAGAATCCCTTGTTCCAGAACTATTTACCCGGATTAGAAAAAGCCTCAATGCCGGACGTCATTTATACTTCCTTATTCAAAGGTGGTCCGGAGTCACTTATTAAAGCCACCGAAGATGCCATGAGTTATGCAAGTGCCGGCAAACTGAATAGTATTCAAACCCAAATTTTAGGCAAGAACATGTTAAACCTTGATAAGATTATAAATCCAACCTTAGCAACCGTTACGAAGCTACCGAAACAGGGCTCAGGGATCATGGGTGCAAAAAAAACAACCGCTCCAACCGGCTTCATGGGTTGGACACCTAGAGTAGTTCCCAAAAGAGTAAATATTCCTGCCTCAAAACTTAATCATCAAATGATTGCTAAGCAGTACAATATTGATGTGGAACTCATTAAAGGTAAAGATTGGACTGAAGTTTTAGAAGTTATAAAAAACTTAGGACTTAAACATGGCGGTCTAGCAAGTATGACTCCGAGAAGAGGACGCGTTACGCATCCAGGGGGTTATGCAGGATACAGAACGGCAACGACTGACGATTATAAAAATTTATTTCGTAATAAAGGAAGCACCGAAGATTTTAGGAACTTATATAAACAGGGAATTAAAGATATTGAAGAAGAACTTTTAACAAACGAGTTAATAAGAATACTTGGAGGCGGAATTGCTGATTATAAACATGGCGGTTTGGCAAGGATAATGGAGGTATAATGATTAAAAAACCTTTTAAACCTATATCGTTGGTTAAACAATTTAGGATAGATGACCCAACGACTTATTTAACAAATGAAGATCAAATGAAAGCGATGCTTATTGAAACGTTAGAAGGACAACCCTTAGCCGTGGATGAAGAAGTACTAGCAGAAGTCGATGAGCAACAAAACATTAGTTAAAAATATGCCGCATGTGAAGTGGAAAGAGATCCCTCCTTTAAGAGGGCCTGATCCACAGGGCTTGAATGTCCCTTTAAAACAAGTTAAAAGTGTGATAGAACCGGAGAATATTAATGGCAGACAAAGACAGCATCGACAAAGCTCTACCGAACGTAGATCCAGAAGTCGTATTACCTGAAGAAGAAATCGTAGTAACAGAAGAGCAGAAGGAAACAGAAGTAGATCCTAATGATGCTGAAGTTATTATGGATGAGGAAGGCGGAGCGGAAGTTAATTTCGATCCAATGTCCGAACAACAAATGACTCAGGATCATAATGCTAATTTAGCCGAATTATTACCCGATGATACCCTAGGTCGAATTGGTGTTGACCTTAACGAAAATTACATGCAATACAAAACTTCCCGTAAAGAATGGGAAGATACTTATGTTAAAGGTTTAGACCTTTTGGGATTTAAGTATGTGAATCCAACACAACCGTTTCAAGGAGCAAGTGGTGCAACGCACCCCGTGCTCGCAGAAGCGGTAACCCAGTTTCAAGCACAAGCTTATAAAGAATTACTTCCAGCGATGGGTCCAGTACGGACTCAGATTTTAGGAAAACCGAGTAGACAAAAAGAAGAACAGTCTCAAAGAGTTAAAAGTTTCATGAACTATCAGCTCATGGATGTTATGAAAGAGTACGAACCTGAGTTCGATCAAATGCTTTTTTATCTACCGTTAGCAGGATCTGCTTTTAAAAAAGTTTATTACGATGAACTTTTAGGACGAGCGGTTTCTAAATTTATACAAGCTGACGATTTAATTGTCCCGTATACGGCTACCTCATTAGCCGATGCGGAGGCGGTTATACATGTTATTAAAATGTCAGAAAATGACTTAAGAAAAAAACAAGTTTCAGGTTTTTATCGAGATATCGAAGTGAAACCTGGCTACGATCAAGAAACAGAAGTTGAGAAAAAGGAAAGACAACTCGAAGGAGTTAAAAAAACAAGAGATGAAGATGTTTTTACCATTCTTGAATGTCATGTGAACTTGGACATTGAAGGATTTGAAGATATGAAGGACGGAGAACCTACAGGGATTAAACTTCCTTATATTGTGACACTCGAAGAAGGGTCAAGACAAGTTTTATCAATTAGACGAAACTACAAAGCAGAAGATCCATTAAAACAAAAAATTCAATATTTTGTTCATTTCAGATTTTTACCTGGAATGGGTTTTTATGGATTTGGATTAATTCATATGATTGGCGGTTTATCAAGAACAGCAACCACTGCTTTACGTCAATTATTAGATGCAGGAACATTAAGTAATCTTCCTGCTGGTTTTAAACAAAGAGGAATACGAGTAAGAGACGAGGCTCAAGCTATACAGCCCGGCGAATTTAGAGATGTAGATGCACCTGGTGGAAACATCAAGGATGCTTTTATGACTTTACCTTTCAAAGAACCATCACAGACTTTATTATCTTTGATGGGAATTGTTGTCCAAGCAGGACAAAGATTTGCCGCCATCGCTGATATGCAGGTCGGAGACGGCAACCAACAGGCCGCTGTTGGAACGACCATCGCACTCTTAGAACGTGGTTCCAGGGTCATGTCAGCGATCCACAAAAGATTATTTGTGGGGCTTAAACAAGAATTTAATTTGTTAGCTGGCGTTTTTAAAACTTATTTACCGGCAGAATATCCTTACGATGTAGTGGGAGCACAACGAAATGTTAAAGCTACAGATTTTGATGACAAAGTAGATATCGTTCCCGTTGCGGACCCTAATATTTTCTCTCAATCTCAAAGAATTTCTATGGCTCAAACAGAATTACAACTTGCTCAAGCAAATCCACAGATGCATAATATGTATGAAGCGTTTTATGCCATGTATAGTGCGATCGGAGTGAAAGAAATTGATAAAATTTTACCTCCTCCACCGCAACCAACCCCTTTAGATCCGGCAGTAGAGAATATTATGGCTTTATCTTCAAAACCTTTCCAAGCTTTTAAAGGTCAGAACCATCAAGCGCACATAACTTCGCATTTAAATTTTATGGCAAGCAATTTAGCAAGAAATAATCCAATGATTTTAGGTGCTTTAGAAAAAAACTGCTTTGAACACATCTCTATGATGGCTCAAGAGCAAGTTGAAGTAGAATTTAGAGAAGAAATGCAACAATTACAGCAAATGCAACAAATGGTGCAACAAAATCCTCAAATGCAGCAGAATCCACAGTTTCAACAACAGATTATTCAACTTTCTATGAAAGTGGAAGCTAGAAAAGCGACTTTAATTGCTGAAATGATGCAAGAATTCAAAGATGAAGAACAAAAAATTATGGGTCAGTTTGGAAATGATCCAATTGCTAGATTAAAAGCAAGAGAATTGGATTTAAGAGCTATGGATGACACTGTTAAACGAGAACAGGATCAAGAGAAGATTAATATGGATAAATCTAAACAATTAATGGGTCAACAGCAATTTGACGAAAAATTAGAGCAGAATGAAGACCTGGCTGAATTAAGAGCAGAAACTTCTTTAACCAAACAGATGATGTCTCAAGACGCTAAGATGCAACAAGATAGAATGAAACAAAGAGACGTTAAAATCTTGAAAGGTCCTAGAAGATAAGATACAAACTAATAAGGAGAAAAATATGACAAAAACACCAATAGGATATCCAGAAGGCGGAAAAAAATATAAAGCTGATCTAGGTACCGTAGGACAAGACCCTAGAGCCAATATTATAACTAATGACTTTGTTCCTGGACAACAAATAGACAAAGGCACAAAAGTTAAAGTTGCAGGCACTAGAAGAATGCTAGCTAGCAAAAATAAAACAGCAACCTGGTTCTAATATGGCCTGGTTCGGTTTAGCAAAAATAGCTCTTCAAGCGGGTGGCAAAATCTATGCTAACCGTCAAAAAACTAAAATGGCTATGTCTGATGCACAGTTAATGCATGCACAGCGTATGGCTTCCGGTGAGGAAACTTACCAGGGCAAACTTTTAGAATCGCGGGATAACGATTACAAGGATGAAATCGTACTTGCGATTTTAACGTTGCCCATCGTGGTGCTCGCCTGGTCGGTTTGGACAGAGGATCCGGAAGCTATGAAGAAGATAGAGATATTTTTTGAGTATTTCTCGAATTTGCCAAAATGGTTTACAAATTTATGGATTTTGGTCGTAGCGAGCGTTTTTGGCATTAAGGGTACCCAAATATTTAGAAACGGCGGAGGAAAGAAATAGACTTGCTATTAAAGGTAAGTTATATTAATAACTAATTAGGATAATATTATGGCTAAGAAAAAATCAAAACTTAAAAAAGCATTAGCCTTAGGAGCAGCTTTGGCCGGTGGACTTGCTTTAGCAAAAAACAGAAAAAAAGCTTCTATGGCCGGAATGGATGATGCTGGGATGAATGTAAAACATTTTAACCATCCTTTCGACGACATTCCATTCGCAGATAATACTACAGTTAATCCTAACTTTTTATCACTAGGAGCAAAAGATGGTGGTAGAATTACAAAACGTGGAGTCGGAATCGCAAAACGTGGTTTTGGCAGAGCATTAAAAGGAAAATAATTATGAGACAAAACGGAGTAAGAAGCGATGTCAGATTTCCATACGGAAGTGGTATGAAAAAAGGTGGCAAAGCTAAAAAGCAAGGATACACTGACAGAAAAGATGAATCCATTGCAATGAGAATTAGAAAAAAAAGAACACCAGCACAATTAAAAGCAAGTCGAGATGAATCTTATGGAAAATTTGGTTCGGCTGCTAAAAAATCTGGGAAAATAAACCGATGAGCAAAATAGGAATTCAAACACACGGCGTTAACCATAGCATTATGCGTCAAGGTTTACGTGTTGGAGGACTTGCTACACGAGGAATGGGCCAAGCTCTTAAAAGAGGTGGTAAAGCTCGTAATACCAGACGTATGAATAGACTTGAAGAACTAGGTCGTGTTGATGCGGAAAAAGCTTATAAGAAAAAAGGTAAAAGAAATCTTAAAGCAGAAAAAAGAAGAATAGTAAGAGAACTTAAAAAATAATGCCTCAATATTTCGATTCAACAGCATCGTTCCCTATGAAAAGTAAAGTAAGGAAGTATGCTTCCGGAGGTCGTGTTGGACTGAAGGATGGTAACTGGATTCAATCAGTTAACAAATCAATCGAGAAAAGAGGAACAAAAGGAAAATGTACTCCTATTACAAAACCAGGATGTACAGGAAGAGCTAAAGCATTAGCTAAGACATTTAAAAAAATGGCGAGAGAAAGAAAATCAGCTTAATGAGATCAGTCTTAATAGACGCATTACAAAAGCAGTATGAAGCAGATATCGCAGCAGCCGATGCTACGATTAAATTACTTTTGGAAAATTCAGTTGGAGTAAGTGAACATCTTAATCATCAAAAAGAACTAGATTGTCAATTGCATAAAATTGCATCAGCAGAAGAGAAATTACAAGTATTAAAAGATTATGAAATTCCAAAGGCAACTTTATAGTGCCATTTAAATCAGAAAAACAAAGACGTTACCTGTGGAAAAACCATCCTAAAATTGCGAAGGATTGGACGAAGACATACGGGAGTAAACCTGTAGGAAAGAAGAAAAAAACAAAAAGGAGAAAAAAATAATGGATGAGTTAATATTCGTAGATA